CAACAACGATTACTATTGAAATGGGATCTAATGAATCTGGATCAGGAGCTAGTACTTCTGGTGGAGTAAGAGTTCAACATTATTATTCAATTGGCCCTGCCGTTGAGGCATCAGCTGCTGGTTGGGGATTAGGATTATGGGGTGGTACTGTTGCTGGTGAAGCAACATCAACTCTAGATGGTGCATTAACTTCAGGTTCATCAAGTATTGTATTAGATGATTCATCAGCTTTTCCAGCTTCTGGATCAGTATTAATAGACAATGAACGTGTTGCTTATACATCAAACACTACAGGTACTGGAACTCTAGGAGGTTTAACAAGAGGATCAGATAACACAACAGCAGCATCACACTCTGATGCAGCAACGGTTACTGATGCTTCTGAATATACTAAATGGGGTGCATCACAAACAGGTGATATTATTACAGCTCCAGGACTTTGGTCCTTGGACAATTATGGAAATAAATTGATTGCAACTATCGTGGATGGTGCAACTTTTGAATGGGATTCAAACGCAACAGGTGCAACATCTACAAGAGCAACGATTGTTGCTAATGCACCAACAGCAGCAGTACAAACTTTAGTATCTACACCTGATCGTCACTTAGTATTTTTTGGAACAGAAACTACAATCGCAACAACTAGCACACAAGATGATATGTACATTAGATGGTCAGATCAAGAATCAATTGATGCATCAACTTCGTATACACCTTCCGCAACTAATACCGCTGGTACACAGAGACTGGCCGACGGAACACGGATCGTTGCAGCTATAAGAGGTCGGGATGCAATTTACGTTTGGACTGATACGTCTTTATTTATTATGAGATTTGTTGGTGCTCCTTTTACTTTTTCATTTCAACAAGTTGGAACGAATTGTGGATTGATTGGAAAGCATGCAGCCGTTGAGGTTGATGGTTCTGCTTACTGGATGTCAGAAAATGGTTTCTTTAGATATACTGGTAAACTAGAATCTTTAGCATGTTTAGTTGAGGACTATGTTTACGATGATATTAATACAGTTCCTAAAAATCACATTTATGCAGGATTAAATAACTTGTTTGGTGAAGTTACTTGGTTCTATCCTGGTAGTGGTGCTGTATCTAATAATAGATCAGTAACTTATAACTACATGGATTCAACACCTGAGCGACCTGTATGGACTACAAGTTCTTTATCAAGAAGTTCTTGGTTTGACTCATCTATATTTGGAAAACCACATGGTACTGAATATGATTCATCTGCTACAAGTGATGCAACCGTTGGAAATACTGATGGTGTTACAACTTACTTTGAACATGAAACAGGACAAGATCAAATTAAAGCAGGAGCAAGAACTGGTATTTCAGCAAGTATTCAATCAGGAGATTTTGATATATCTATGGGTCAAGGTGGTGGAGCAGATTTAAGAGGTGATGGTGAGTATATGATGAAAATTAGAAGAGTGCTTCCAGATTTTTTATCTCAAACTGGAGATGCAAGAGTGACTTTAAATTTAAAAAATTATCCAACAGATTCAGAAGCAAGTTCTTCATTAGGTCCATTTACAGCTTCGACAACGACGACTAAAATAGATACAAGAGCTAGAGCAAGATCGATAGCTTTAAAGGTTGACAATACTAGTACTAAGCAACATTGGAAGCTTGGAACTTTTAGATTAGATATACAAGCGGATGGGAGAAGGTAATGATAGATAAAGGATTATATAAAAAAACTCCTGCAGCTAAATCACAGCTAGTATATGAATCTAATAAACGTTTAGGTTATAGAGGTATTGGTGGATATCAAAGTGGTAAATCTTCTCCCGCATCAGGTAGTGGAAATAAATCTAGTAGTGGAAATAAATCTAGTAGTGGCGGTGGTGGCGGATGGTCACCCGGAGCTGGTGGTAAACAACACATTCCTAAAAAGAAAACTAAAACAGTTACAACTGGTGGAGCTTCTCCATTTACACATACTAAAACTCCAAAAGGAAGAAGAACTACTGGGGGGATAACAGGTAGTGATAAATTTAGAAAATGGATTGCTAATAATAAATTAAAAACTGCTTTATATGGTACAGGAGCTTTAACAGCTGGTGCTGGATATCAAACTTTATCTGATATTAATAAAATTAATCAATGGGCTAAAATGGGATATGGAGCTGGAAACCCAGTTCCTGCAAATATGTTAAAAAATTTAACAGGTGCATGGGTACCAAATAAGGTTTTTGAAAAATTAGGACATGGAGCTGGTAGTACTAAAGGATGGTTAACAGGAAGAGTATCTCCTACTCACTTTGGTCCAGTAGAAGCAGCAATGAAAGCATTTCAAAGTCCAGTTGGTAAATTTGCAACAAAGGCTCTTTCAAGAGCTGTCCCTGTAGTGGGTGCAGCTACAACAGCTTATCAACTTGGTAATGCGTATAAAGATTTTGTTCAAAGTGACCTTGCAAGTAAAGCAGCAGATCCAGAAGCATACAAAGCAAAACAAGAAGAACAAATGGGAATTTCAGCAGCAGATGGTGGATTAATAAACTTTTATAGATACGGAGGCTTTATTTAATGGCTAGAATAGTACAATCATTAACGCAACCTTTAGAAAAATACGATCAACAGATACAACAATCATTTGTTAGAGATGTTGATAGTATAGTACAAAAATTAAACACTTCTTTTCAACAGGATTTGAAAGAAGAAGCAGAGGCGGAGGCTTATTTCTTTGGCTAATACATTTGTAAATAAAAAGAAGGATTTAACTAGCACGTCAGCTACGACTTTATATACTGTACCTACAGCTACAACTGCTGTTGTAAAATCAATAATAGTATCTGAAGATTCAGGTAATGCTGATACTATAACAGTGACTATAACTGACACAGATGACGCTGTTTTTAGCCTATTTAAGACTAAAGCAATATCTGCTAATGCAACAACCGAATTATTATCTGCACCCCTAGTGATTGCAGAAAGTGAAGTAGTAAAAGTAACCGCAGCTACGGCAAACAGATTACATGTCGTATTATCTGCGCTCGAAATCAAGCCTAGAACAGTAACATAGACTTGATTTACTTGTGAAAAACAAGTATTATTATAAACCCAGGTGAAATTCCTGCCTTTAAAATTAACACATAAAAATTATGGCTATAGATTATAACGCAGGAATAAATTCAATTGACGTAGGTGCACACGACATTACCTATTCAGGTAATGAGGGACCTAAATCTCCAGAACAAGAGCAAATGATGGCTTTTGACGATACACCTAGATTTGAATTACAACCTTTAGAATTATTATTAGAAGAATTTAAAGAAGATAATAATGGTGAAGGTCCAAAAAGCATTGATGATTTAAGAAGATTTTTTTATAATAAATATGGACCTAATGGAATCGCTAAAGTAGAACAAGCAGTTCAACAACAAGAACAAGCACAAGCAGTTCAACAACAAGCAGAAGGCATACAAATGGCAGCTCAAGGTGGAAGAGCGGGATATGCTAATGGACAATTAGTTCAACCAGGACCAGGGAGACCAGGTTATAGAGGATCAGATTGGAGTCCAGATGCAAAAGTGGAATCAGTTGAAAGACCTGGTAGCGCAGATAACAGAAGAGAACAATACGCTGTAACAGGAAATATAGAAGAACCTTATGTAATGCATGATAAACAAAAAGTTCCTCAAAGTATTTGGGGTACTGGAGTCGATCCACGAGAAAAAGAAGATGTAGTTGAAGAAAAAGAAAAATTTAAATTACCAAGTCTTTGGGGTATGGGAATCGAAGCAGCCAAAAAATTTGCAGCATGGAATAATATGAAACAAAGACAAAATTTTATTTCTTCTTTAACAGATGAAGAAAGAGAGGCTTTAGAAGAACAATTAGGTGCAGGTTTTTTAACTGATCAAACAGGTGAAAGTTTAGTAGATGCTGATAATTTAAATATATTAAATCAATTCGGTTATCAAGATTACTTAAACAGATTTCAACAACCAGATACAGGTGGCGATGATCAAGGAATCACGAGCCAATATCCTTATCCTTATCCTTATCCTTATCAAACAGCATCAGCACCAGTAGATGAAACAGAAACAGCAGAATGGACAGCTCCGCATATTCCTACATGGGAAGATGAAAAGCTTACATTATATTCCGCCGATGGTGGTAGAGTACCAGCAGCTTATGGTGGTATCATGGGTGATGATGGAAGAAGAGCTTATGGTTTAGGAAGTATGTTTAAAAAAGCTGCGAGAGGAATTAAAAAACTTGTTAAGAGTCCAATTGGTAAAGCTGCGTTGTTAGGATTAGGTGGTGCTTGGTTAGGTGGAACGAGTGCATTCGGAGGCTCAGGAATGGGTTGGGGAAGCATAGGAAATTTATTAAAACCTTCAGGTTGGAGTAAAAAAAATATAATTGGTAACTTATTAACAAAAGGATGGGATAAAAAGAACGAGCAATGGAAAGGTTTTGATCCATGGAAACTAGGAATTATGGGAGCAGCGGCATATCCTTTAATTGCTGGTATGGGTAAAGAAGACGATGATTTTACAGACACTGATTTATATAAAAAATGGCTAGCACAAAAACAAGGATGGGATAAAACATTTGCACCAGTAGGTGATCCAGCTAACTTTCAACCTATTAGATTTGCTGATGGTGGAAGAACTGGGTATGCTAAAGGTGGAGATGATGATGAAGAAGAAGATCATAGATCAGCTGCATTATCTGCTATGTATGGATTAAGAAAAAATGCTCAAGAAGGTGGGCTCATGGATATGGGTGGCATGGAAAAAGATTATAGAAATGAAGGTGGGTTTGTACCAATAGGTGGACAAGAACGAGCAGATGATGTACCAGCTAGATTAAGTAAAAATGAATTTGTATTTACAGCAGATGCTGTAAGAGCTGCTGGTGGTGGAGATATTGATAAAGGAGCAGAAGTCATGGAAAATGTTATGGAAAATTTAGAAAAAGGTGGTAATGTATCCGAGGAATCTCAAGGATTAGAAGGAGCAAGAAATATGTTTGCCACATCACAAAGATTAGAAGGAGT